AATATAATTATTTATTTTATTTCGTAATCTTCTCTTTTAAAATAAAGTGTTTCAATATCAATATTAGTATTATAATGATATATTTGATATGGATTTGGATTATCACCTAATTGCCAAAATCTATTTTCTACATCAGTTCTAACATCTCTCTTACCTATTGTAGTATTAATTGTTTTTGCATATTTACCAGTAACTACCCAAAAATTACCCATCATATGAAAATGTCCAGGTCTTTTTTGTTGTTCCCAATCATACATAAATTTAGTAACACCATAGATATTATGTTCGGTGTTATTAAGAATTTTTATTACATCATCTATTCTTTCTAATAAAAAATAGTTCATAAGTTGTCTCCATGAAACCATTCTTTTATATTTTTCGGTATCGTTTATATGTGTTATACCTTTAGTATGAAAATACATTATTATATCATCATCATTATATGTAACTTTATCACCTTCTAGTAAATCTAAAGTAACCCATTCAGAATGACAATCTTTAATATCCCTAACTATACATTTTTTTGTTTTTAAATATTCTAAAACATCATTTAATGAATTTTTATGATTACTAGTACAAATACCGATATTTAATTGATATTCAAAATTAAAATATTTTTCTATTAAGTAAAAATGTTCATTTAAAATATCTATCACACCTGGGGTTGCAAATATGTGATAATAAATTATAAACATATATTAAGTATCAAATCTTACTAAAAAGTTTACAGGTAAGTCTGGCATTGATTTAACAGGCTTAGCTAATTTAGCAACTGCTACCATATCCATATTATCATCATATAACCCAATTGTAGTTATATAAGGTGCTAAATATGAACCAGTAGTATCTACCGATGAACTATACATATAATCATCAAATCCTGCTAAACTAATACCATCTGATCCTATTATTGGATTATTTATAGTGGTTCTCTCAAAATATGAACCAGTTACTAATCCTATTGCTGTTTTGTTAGTAGATATATTAAACTCATCTTCTTCTACTACCAATAATATTTCATTTTCATAAATGGTATTAGTCGATTTATATTCTAAATGGTAATCATTAAAATATCCTAAATTATTTCCTAATACATCATGTGTAATTATAATTAATCCATGTGAATAAATAACATTACCTACTATTCTCTTACTAATATTTGGATTTCCTTCTATTACACCAACAAAACTAATTGAATCACCATTTATATTTGCCGAAAAGTTTGTAAAAGAATTTAGTTGTCCTACTATTGAAATAATACCATTGTTCATATTAATTTCGGTAAAGGATAACGTATTTTGATTTCCAATTGAATCTACAAATGTAAAAGTTCCATCTTGAACATTTAATGAAATTAATATAAATTCATTGGTATCTGAAATTAAATTACCATATGAATCATCCATAGAATAATCACCGGTAACATTACTATTTAAAATAACACTACCAGGTTTTATTCCTTCTCCATACATTTTTTGTGGTATAGGTAAAACATACGCTGAACCACTTAAATATCTTTGTGAAGTTGTAGTATTATAAGATTCAGAAATTGGCAATATATCACCATACGATGTGAACGGATTATGTGGATCCCTATAATACATTGTGTATAATTGGTGATATAATCCTTGCTCAGTTAATTCTATTGGTGATAATGAATCCGTACTACCCGTATGATTAAATACCAAAGAAGCAGTAACATCATTTTCAGTAAGAGTAAATGTTTTATAAACCTTAAATGGTCTATAATTAATATCGGATTTAGGAATTTGTTTTAACATAATCTAATATAAATATTCCAATAAACAAAAACCCAACTTTTTAAGGTTGGGTTTTTGTTTTATATAAGATTGAATATCTTAGAAATCTAATTTAACTTTCAATAATAATTCTTTACTGAATGATTTAGCTATTGGTTGAGATGTTTTAGCTACTGCAATCATTTCATTTGCATCGTTAAATAAACCAATTGTTGTAATATAAGATAAAGGATCTGTTGTGAATGTTGGTTGAGTAAATGAACCAGTAGCATCAGTATAAGTAGGGTTATTAGAAAAATTAAATTCTCTGTTATTAACTCTTACAAAATAGTGTGCAGTTGATAAATTTTCAATTCTTCTTGCTTCAAAATTACCACCCTTTTGAATTGCACTTAAGAATTTAAGTTGAGTATAATCGTATGTTGAAGTTTGTGATGAACCACTTAATTCAGAACCAACTGTTGATGCCAATGCATCTGGACTAAATATTAAAATACCAAAATCAGGATAGAACTTACCATAACCAACACCATTTGATGCGGTATGTGTTGATATAGTTGCGTTTTGATTTGTTCCTAAATTTAATGAACCACTTACAATGTTATAAACAGTTAAACCAGCTGTGTTAGATTCGAATTTATTATTACTATCATCTATGAATGTAAATAAACCATTAGAACCACTCAAACTAATACTCCAATTACCGGCATCTACTCTTTCTCTATAATTTGCTCTACTTAAGTTAATTGCGTAAAAGTCATCTGAAGCAAATGCATCTGGAGTACTTCCACTATAAAAAGTAAAGAAATTATCAGCACTATCAGTTAATAAAGCTCTATATTGGAAATAAGTAGCTTTAGTTGCTAATGTTGAATTTTGATCGATTGCAGTTGTTGGAACACCCGCACCACTTATTTCACCATATGTTACCGCAAATTCAACAGGTGATGAACCAGTTAAATTTGAAGCATATACATTGTAATAATAAGGAGAAGTTGTAGAACCACTTGCACCTGCAATAGTTGTAGTTGAACTTGTATAAAAAGTATATAAACTTCCACTACCATTACTCCACAAACCAGTTGTTACTACTTCATTTTTAGCAGGAACTACATCTGTTGTATTAAATTGTTTATATACTGAATTTGTAGTTACATTAGTTTCCATCACTAATTTCTCACCTGTTGTAAGATAATTATTAATGATAGCTGCTAACTGAGTTGTATCTAATGTTCCATTAGCATTTTGCTTTTGTTGATTAAGATATGTTGCTAAATCATTGGTAAGTTGTGTACCAGTATTTGAACCTAAAGTTGCCATATTCGTTTATTTATTTTATGCAGCTACATAAGTAACAGTAACAGGAATAGTAATACTACCACCAGTTTCGTTACCAAATATAGTCAATGTTGTTGTTATTGTTGAAGTTAATGAACTATTAGGAATGAATGTAAATGTCATACCCTTAACTACTTCTGCTGTTGCAGTTACACTATTTGTAAATGTAGTTGAAGTTGTTGTTACATTTGCTAAACCAGCACCTACGATTGTACCTGCATTCTTATTACCTAAAACTGCGGTATAACCACCATTCAAATTACCTGCTGGTGAAGTTGAAGGTGTAATAGGAAATTGACCACCAGTTGTTTTAGCTGCAATAGTTTGAACATTAATAGAAACAACAGGTATCTTAACAGTACCACTAGGAAGTGTTACTAATTTATATTTTAATGCTTGAGTTTCATCTGGACTAGCTTCCAAAATTGGAGTTGCTAAAATAGCTGCATCATAATATGCTGAACCCTTTGGATGTGCTGGATCGTATAAATTATAATCAATTTCATCATCACCTAATGCCCATTGTGAGATGTTTAATGGTTGACCAGCTGCTAATTTTTCTCTACCTTTTTTTGTAAGGATAGCATCTACTGTAATCGTTGTGTTATCTAAATATGCCATAGTTTGTTTATTATTCTTTTATAAATATATAAAATATTTTTTCTTTACATTATTTTTAATCTACTTCTAATATAGGTTCATTGTTACTTCTACCCTGTGCCGTAACTCTTAATTTAGTTGGATTAGTTACAAATGTTTCTACCGGCGATTTTCCATCTATCGTAGTATCACTTGTTTGTTTAGAACCTCTAAAGAATAAATTTTGAATACCAGTGTGTTTCTCTCCTTTATAAATATAATGAGATGGTAAATAACCACTTGCAGTAACTATACTTACAATATTAGGATCTCCCGCTAAACTACCACTTGATATTCCAATATCCTGTATTAATAATTCTTCAGTATAAGAAGATGTATAAATATTTGCTTCACTACCACTAACACCATTTTGATTTAATTTAGTAATTACACCATTTCTTTTTGTTACTAAAAATGCTCTAACACCCTTTGATTTAAATATACCATTTTCTTCATATGTGTATTTACCATAACCATTATCAAACATAGTATTAAATCCATAATCAATATAGTTTTGGTCCATACCTACAACTTGTCCAGCATTCATTAAGTCGAATTCAGTTTGTATAGAACTACTTATTCTTTTATAATTTATAACTCCATAATGTGAATCAACCTCACCTGCTGCCAATGTAGTTTCAATAGTATTAATTTCTGCTTTATAACTTAAATTTGTTGCGTTAAAAATGTAAGTTTCAGTTGCATCTATAATAGCTGGTAAATCTTCATTAACTATGGATATATTAGATAAACTATCTTCTAAATTTAATTCACTATTTAATACTTCATATGAACCATCTAAAATACTAAATTGAGTATCAGTTATAACTCCTTCTAAGATTTCTGCTTCTGCTTTAGGTCTATTTACATTTATTTTATTTCTTTCCAATAAATGAGGTGCTATTAAAAGACCGGTAGTTACATTTGCTCTAGCTGGTAACATTTCTTTTAAATTAACAAATAAAGATTTATCGTAAAATTTAACTAAACGAATAAACTCATATATGTTTCTTTCACCTACTCTTTCAAAATAATAATTTCTTAAAGTATCTAATTCAGGATAATTTGTATATCCATATTCATATTGAGGGTCACCAATATAATCATCAAACGATTCACCACCTAAAGATTTTGCAATATCTAAATCTAAATCTTTATTAGGAGAGAATAATAACCCTACTCTATTAGAATCTTTTGTAGATGTTTCAAATGCCTTTTTAGTTGCTCTTTGAGTTGGTGATAAATTGGATATTAATTCTTGTGATTCTAATCTTACTTTATTAGTATAATATCTACTTGCACCACTATTAGGAATTATCAATGATAACTCTCTTTCTACTGGTTCATAATTATATGGATAAGTTGCTGATATACCAAATTGATCTGTTGTAATAGAATCAATATATCCTAAATTTGGAGCTACATTATTTATTGAACCCGTTAAAGATAAATCTTGTGCTCTTTCAAAATCTAATCTTAATAATAAATCTTCAGTTGAACTATAAATTGTGTTACCATTTATAGCTTCAGGCATTATAACGTGATTATCAAATACACTTTCACTTAATGGTGTTTGCCATAATCTAAATTCCTCTAATGAACCACTAAATCCAACAAATTCAATCTGTGTAGTTGATTCATATAAACTTCCATCGATTGTTGCACTCCATTGTCCACTTTGTATGATTCTATCTTTATCATTTGTTTTTGCATAAAGTGTAATTGTATCACCTACTTTATTTACCAAAATACTATGATAATTTCCATCATAAAAAGGATATGGTTCACCTACAACTTGTGTATGATTAATTGTAAAATTACCAAACTTATTTGAACCATGTCCATTTACAACAATACCTAATTGAAAATCATTAGAATTTATAAATCCATAATTATCAAATTCAGCAGGCTTAACTTTAAATTCAATTGCCTGTGGTTTTGGTGTTCCATTGAATGGTATTATTAAATTTGCATTTTTATTATCAAATACTAAATTATAAGTTAAACTATCGTATATAAATTTAGGAGTATCTACTACGGTATCGATTGTAGGTCCACCAAATTCCATTATAGAAAGATTTGATGAAGCTATACCATAACAAGTCAATAATGCATTAATACCTCTAACACTACCTCTATGTTTTAATAGATATGGTAAGTTATTTGCAATTCTTCTCCAAACTTGATTAGTAGCTTGTTCTGGTGTAATTTGTATTGTATTATCACCTAAATATTCATCTGATGTATATGTGTTATTTAAACCTGCATCGTTCAATCCAAATACATAGTTCCAAAGTTGTTTATTAGAATTAAGATTTTTAGCATCCCAACCAAATGATTCCAAATATTGATATAAAAATTTATCTTCTATACCAGATTTATTAGTTTCTGCAATTTTCTTTTGATCGCTTATACCATTTATGTAAGACCATATAATATCAAAATAGTTTCCTATCATATCTAAGAACAATAAGAAATCTAAATTTCCACTATCTTCTATAATATGATTTGGAATATTTGATTTTAATGAATTTACATTTTCCTTATCGTATATAGTTGCATTACTTAAATATGTGTTATATTCATTTAATAATAAATCATTTGTTGAAATAGAACCAGTAAATACATTGTTTTGTAAATATTTTTCCCAATTATCAAAACCATTAATTAATGTATTTTTATTATTTTCATAATTTATAATATCTAATTGAACAGTTGGTAAAACACTAGCAGATGGTAACAATACTTCTATTTTATTATCATAAAAGTCTATTAAATCTTTTTTATATTTAAAATTAGCTAATCTTTCAACTGCACTACTATATTTTACAAAATTAGAAAAATCTGTATAATCTATATTAATTCCTTCGATATCTATAAAGTTTTGAACTAAATATGTATCTACTATTTGTTGAGAACTTTGTGAACCACTTAATATTAATCCATCATATGATTGAAAACCGGTAGATTGACCTTTTACAAAATCAACTTCAATATTAAAATTAGCGGGTCTTAATGGTATAGTATTATCAGTAAGTGTTCCAGATACAATTACTGATTGAAGTATTGGTAAAGAAACAAGTTCAGATACCCATAATACATCATTTTTGTTAATATTAGTAGGTAATGGTTCGTATAATTTTAATACAATACTTTTATTTATTTCTCCATCTGGAACTTTATTACCTAATTCATCATTCTTAAATTTAGTAAAAGTTGTATTATCAGTATCCCAATTTGAAATTATAATTTGTTTATCATCAATATCAAATGATGCTAAATGATTTAAATAATTTGGTTTATTTAAATTAAATTTTAATTGAGATGCAATTGCATTAAATAATTCATCTTTTAAATTTTGTGTAGAAACATAAAATCCAGGATCATCAAATAAAATACTAATTCTTTCAATTTCCCCCTTTATATTTCCATTATATGGAACTAATAATAAATCTAATTTTGCATTTGTATTAAATGCCTTTATAGAATTATAATTAAGTTGAATACTATCTTTTGAATTAAAATTACCAAATAAATTAGAGTTATCCTCAGTTGAATGATAAATAAATACGTTTGTAGCTAAATTACTTTCAAATGATATTGTAAAATTAGTATCACCAAAACTATAAACAGGTATTACTACATTTGTTGGATAATCTATTTTATCAATAATAGGTGTATCTAATACTTTATTAATTGTTACTATAATTGATTGTGTAACACCATCACCATATAATTCTGAATATGGAGTAAGTAATATTTTAAATTGACCTTCGTTATTTTGAAAATCGTTTTGTAAATCTAATTCTGCGTTTCTACTTACCGCCTGAGTAAATGTTCTATATGGTGTTGTTATTTTAATACCATCTAATTTACTTGCATTATATGGAATTGAAATTAATTTAGAACTTTTATTTGTAAATACACTTTCTGCTATATTATAGCTAATATCGTTTACACCTAATGTTAGTGTAGGATAATTAGATGTATTTGGTGTTACTTCAATTAATAAAATAATATTAGAATTAAAATCAGAACTTCTTAATAATCCAGAATTATCCGATGTTAATATATTAAAATCATTAATATCAAATGTACTATTACTATTAAATTTACTAGAATATTGCCATCTAATATTACTTAAATCAAATGATGATAAACCACTAATTGAAATAGATAAATCTGATGAAGTATTATTTACATTGGTTATATCAACCGAATCACCTATTCTTATTGTTTTAGGTGATACTAAGTCAATAGAATTTATTGTTACCTCTAATTCACTATTTAATTGAGTATTATTGTAGTTTGTAACTAAATAAACATTTTGTATTCTTGTAAATGTTTTTACTGTTGGTGTTTGAGTTAAATCAAAACCCAAATCAATAGTTTGTGGTAAAACATAATCAGATGTTGCTTGTGTAGAACCATAGCCATTATATGTAATTAAAGTAATACCAGGAACTTTTGTTGGCTCATATACACCATCAATTAGTATAGTATCATTTACTAATGTCTTTTTTAATTCAAAATAATTTTTTAATGTAAACCCATCATTTACTATTGGTTTAATTACTAAACTATCATTAATTGTATTTGAATCAATTAATAATACTGAACCTTCATTATAAGATTGACCTTGTACATTAAAAGTCATTTGATTCTTATATGTTCCTATATTATCTAAAAATAATTTTATATCTGCACCAGTTGGTGTAGGTGGCGGAACAATTTGTGTATTTGTATTAATTTGTGAACTATCTCCACTTGTTATACTACCCCCATTATTTCCATAACTACTATTAAGGACATCTAATGAAGTGAATGGTGTGTATGTAGCACCATCCATATTTTGGGAATATAAATTACTTAAATAGTCTAACATTACTTATAAATATCCTTATTTAAAATAGTTTGTATTAAAATCAATATAATTAGATAATCCAGTATACATTGAATATGTTCCATTTGAATACGAACCTCCACCACCTCCACTATATATTGGAGTAGTTGTTTCTACTGGCAATGGATCTGCAATAGGAGTAGGTACTATCACATCTTCTTTTATTGTTGTAATAGGTGTTGTATCAATTGTAACTGGTGTTTTATTTACTATACCTAATTTATCGTTTTGTGTTAGATTACTTTTTGTTGTATAAGTTGTATCTAATAATGATTGTAATAATTGTGAATCAGTTTTTGATTGTGTATAATCTTTTACAATTTGTGGAATATCATATTGTGCAATAAATGATGAATTATATTCAATCGATTCATGTAATCTATTTTGTAATATTGATATTATATCATTTGTTTTATAAAATTCATCTATATTAAATGGTGTATTTGTTTTATTACCATAATTAGCTGAATTAATATTAAATTCTTTACCATTTAATTGATAGTAAACTGAATTTTTAAAATCACTAAATACTTTTGTTTTAAATGAAGTATAAGATAGATGATTAAATTTATAATCAGCTATAACTTTATCTAACCACACTTTACCATGAGTTGAAATAAAATATTTATCAATTAAATCACTAATTTGTAATTCAATTGAATCTATTGTATTTTCTATATTAGTAATAACTTCTCTTAATTCATTTGCTTTATCTAAAAAAGAATTGTATCTATTTGTAATTTTTTGATTCAAAATTTCATCATTTCCCAATAAAGGCATTATTCTAATTTCAGTTCTACTAGGTGAAACTTCATGTATCCATACTCTTTGTTTCTTATCCTCATTTCCTAAATAATTTTTTAAAAAATTAAATGAAACTTTAAATTGTCCATTACCATAACCTGCTTCATAAATTAATTTTTCAACATCAATATTATAAATCAATTCTTGTGTAATAGGGTCAGTTGTACTTAATAGATATTTTGATAAATTATCTTTATGAATATATCTTACATTATTACCACCTGTTTGTTGTAATAAGTTGTTCGAAATATCATATATTCTAAATTCAATAACATCATTATTAGACATTCCAAAATCAGTGATATTTTTCGCGCCTGTTTTGAATATCGTTAAATCTTTAGATGCAATTAATTGTGCTGTTGAATCTAAATTAAGATTAATATTTTCAATATTTTGGAAATCGTTTATTGCCATAATTAGTTATGATTATATATTCTCATTACAAAATCTTTGTTTTCAATTTTACCATTAGGGTCTATATCTGTAGCTGTTATAGTCATAGTATAATTTAATTGTGTTGGAGATGAATGTGAAAACAATCCACCACCATTTTGACCAGGTAATTGATTTAAGTATGCAGATGGAGAATCCATTTGAAATCTTTGAGTTTGATTTGCTTTTAATTGAACTGGTAAAGATACTCCTAAATTCCAAGGAGATTGTAATACATCACCTTTAAATGATATATTAACAGATATATCTTTAGGTCCAGCTACTACATCGAAATATGTTTGATATGTGCTAGCAAATGGATTACCACTTGCTGCAAATTGACCTGCCTTTGCATTACTTCCATATCCACCACCATAATCCTGAGATATCATTACACCTTGTTGAATTAACTTAGTAGGATCTCCATTTGAAAAAACTATTGTGGATAATTCACCAGTAGAAACACCACCCGCAGCTACTGCTTGTTGTTTAGCACTTAATTGTTGTTGTGCTACTTGTATTGTTGCATTTGCTTGTGCTAATAAATTGTTTAAAGTATCAATCTGTTTAATTAAAGCATTCTTTTGAGCCGTTAAGCCCGCATTCTCTGCTTCTAATGCAGTTCTTTCAGTTGCTTCATTAATTGCTTTAGTTAAAGATGTAGTTAAGTTAGTTCTTAATTCTAATGTTGTTTGTTGAACCGAATCTATTGTATTTTGTAACTTAGCTGCGGCAACTCTTAAAGAATCATTATCAGTATATAAAGAACTACTATCTGCTAATAATGATTGAACTCTAGATTTTAATGCATCGTTATCTGTTGTTAAAATATTTACTTGCAATTGTAAATCTGCACTATGTGATACTTCTGCATCATATACAGGTTTTGGAACTAAATCTAAACTTGCAGTTGGTAATCCTGTAATTAATTCAGTAACTTTAATATCAATAGCATTTGCTAATTGAGTTGCATCATATTGGTCAATATACAACTTAGCAGACATTGTTGATTCTGAATTTAAATCACTAAAATTAATGTATGATGTTTCTATTGCCATTATTCGTAAATATCAAATGAACCTATTTCAAAAATCTCTTCGTTATCAACATCTATTGTTTTTACCAATAATGTGTAGTTTCTACCAATAGGCCAGTTGGTTAAGTTTAATTTTACCAAATTATTAAATTCACCTTGTATTACTCTACTTGCATCAGAATAAGGAATTATAGTTTCTTTTGTTACGGTATCTATAATTGAATAATATGATGTTGTAGGTAAATAATATTTTACCTGATATGCAAAAGTAGAATTAAATTGTTTTACCGGATACAATTCTCTAGCATCCACTTTTATAGTTACCTTTTGTCCTTCATTATAAGATGTTTTAATATTTGGAGAATACACTCTATATTGAACATCATATGAACTACTATTAATATAATCTGTAATATCCACTAAACTTCCACTAATACTATCATCTTCTAAATAAGTAATTACTAATTTAGGTTGATATATTGTATTGGTTTCTTTTGAAAATATTTTAATACTACCATAATCTACGGTATCTTGTTCATTTGCCGTTGGAAACTTTAATATAATTCCATTATTAACTAATTCATTATCTGCCCATCTTTCAAAGAATTGAGTAACATCTAAATTAATATCATCTAATCTATAATTAAATGATTGTGTTGCTATCGAACTTGTATACCAACTACCTCCCCAACCACTACTATCACCTGTTACAAATTGAGAATAAGATGCGGTAATACCATCCATTGTTGTATACCAATTAGTTGATGTATTATCACCATTTCGATACATCCAAGTTGCACCATTAGTAGTTAAATTATCGAAACGAGTACCAGTACCCATTTCCCAACTTCCACTAATAGGATATGCTTCAATACTAAATCTTGCAGGAATTTCATCTGCTTTAGTTATTTTTAGTTGTAAAGATGCACTAAATGGAACATCTGGTAATTCAATGTTATCAAATTGAATTAATACTCTACTCATATCAGGTGTATCACCATAATATACTTTAGATATTTCCAATACTTCATCTATACCAGTATTTTGGTAAGGTTGTTGTAAATATATAGTTGCATCTTGTGATGCGGTATAAAATAATACCATTATAATGCTCTCCCTTTAATATCCGTATTAGGAAACTTCAATTCAAAAATAGAAGGATCCATTGAAGGATAAACAATTTTATTTTGTGTTGCCGCCTTTATATCATAAGTATATAGAGAATATCCATCTTGTGCAATATTAATTATTTCAACACTAGGAACGGATGCCACACCTTCAACATTTGCTAATTCTAACTCTAATTCACTTAAATTAATAGGTTGATTTATTTTTCTATTATTAATATCAAAATAATTAGTTACGGCCTGTACACATGCTAATACAACTGCACTTTTATTATAATTTGAATAAACTGTTATTTGAAAATTAACTCCAATATTAATAATAAATCCATCTAATATATTCACTGCATCTGTAATCAATCTATACTCGTTTAAATACGTTTTAAGGTTGTTTTTAGTTGCATCATTAAGTTGTGTAAGATTTCCATTACTATCGTACCCCAATGTATACATATTGATTGCAAATGGGTTATTATTTGAATTAACAGTACCTTTAGATTGTAAGAAAGTATCTATTGCAATTTTAGTATCTGCTTCACTTAAACCTACCAAAGATTTTGTGAATGCTACAAATTGTGCTCGAGCAGCAGGATCTCTTAATATATTTTGTGTAGGAGTTATATCTGCTGAAGAATCTTGTTCTACATATACTTTTGCTATACTACCAAATGAAGGGTCTAATGATAACGCTCTAACCTCATAATCTGATGCTGTTACACATCTATTTTGTGATGCATAATTTGCAATTGCATTTTCTCTAATTTCATCTAATGTTTCAATACCTCTACCACCCGTAGCAGGAATTAAATTATCTACTGCTATTGAAGCTTTTGATTGTTGATATGTAGGTAATGATATATTACTAAAAGATAATAATTCTTCATCAAAATCAATACCTGTTATTTTTCTTAAATCATTAGATTTTACATTTGATGAAATTCCACCACCACTTAGATACGTTACTGTTAAAGTATTTCCTATACCCGATGGTGCTATACCATATGTAGATGTTTTTAAGAAATTAGATGGGTCAAAAGATGCATCTAATCTATTTATTGAATTGTTTAAACCCAACCCAACATTTTTAGTATTAGGAACAATCATTTCATCTGCCGTTGTCTCACTTGCTGCACCAAATCTTAATTGAACGGTATCAACATCAATTACTCTTGTAGTAAACCTTCTATTGGTTTTAACTAATTTTAATGTGTATGGTGTAACATCACTATTACCTGCCAATGTTGAATCATATATAGATGCATTTGGTTGTTTTACATACACCATTTCTTGTGCCAAATACGGAACTTCATAATAAGTGTTCGCATTATCAGTAACCGATATTATTTTTATAAAATTAGAATCTATAATATTAAATGTTGGATTTGGTGTAAATGTTCCCAACGGAAAAGTTTCAGTTACTACATTTGCACTAATAGCCTTAACTGTTTTTGTTAATAAATAAAGTTGAGGTGTGCCTGTTGTATCGGTAGTTAATACAGAAACCGTTCTACCATTAGCATCGGTAAAATCAACCACATCCTCTGTTATAAATGTAACACCTGAATTTGATTGTGATTGTATTTGCATTCCTGCTTTAATCTTAACACAATAATTATAATCCGGTTCACCATTATTAGATGGAACGGTTTGATAAACTGTCAATGTTGTTGTAGCCGGTCTACTAATCTTAGGAACGTATCCAAAGTTTTGTGCGTGAGTAAGTATGTTTGAATAATTACTTGCAATGTTAATAAAGGATTCTTTTAATTGTGCATCCGTATAGTATGATAAAACATCACCTACATAAGCGGCTTGTTCTATGAACATCATACCAGGAGATGCATCACTAAAATCACTATTAGTATTTGCGAAATATGTTTTTGTAAATTCAATTAAAGCCTGTTTTAAAGATGTGAAATCTCTATTCACATATTTAATATCTTTTTTATTTGTTGACCAGCTTTTATCTATTGGATTAAGTGCCATTTTATAATGAAATTGTTAATGTATCAGTTGTTGGAATTGCTGAAAAGTTTATTGAATATTTTAATTCTAAATTTACCAAATGTTTATCTTTGTTATCATTGTTATTTTCAAATATAATAGATTCAATTGTAACATAAGGTAAATACTTTGATATTGCAGTTGTTATAACATTTTCAATTTTTGATTCAAACTCACCTTCCTCATATGGTTCAAATATAAATTGTCTTAATGGAGTACCAAATGTTGGATTTGATATTCTTTCGCCTGGTTCGGTTAATATTAAGTTTTTTAAATTAGATTTAATCTGATCTTTTGTAGTATAGTTTACAGCAAAATATCCGTTATTTGCACCACCAATAGGCAATGCTAAACCAACGGATTTATCTTGTGTATCAATTACAAATGATTTTTCTAATTCAAATGCCACTTACATTACCCCTTATTGAATTTTTTTACTAATTGAGAATAATCTCTATTCAAAGCTTTTAATACAGGAGCTGTTGCCTGTGGATTTCTTTGTGCTGCAATTTGTGCCTTAACATGTAATGGAATACCACCTTCTTCTTGTCCTTGTAAATAAGAACCATATTCTTCATCTCCACGACCACCCCAATTACTTGCTGGTGCTTGTTCAGGTTGCATATAATCATTAAATCCATCACCATATCCTAACATATCAGGTGATATCATAGGTCTAGTTGGTGCTGCTTGTCTTTGTGAATAATCTATTGTTCCCCAACCACCATCATCTTTTGATTTAAATTGATAATCTTCGTTTACTCTTGGTTTTTGAGTAGGTTCTGAAACTTGTTCGTTTAGAACTTCATGTACAGCTTTGCGAATTTCTTCTTTAAGAGTTTTTTTAATATCTTCTCTTAAAACCTTCACTAATGCCTTAATTAATTCTTTTTGATCCATAAATTGTGTTTTTACTATATATAATTATTTATTATTTCTTTTTTGGGATAATAAATCCATTAATTGCTCCTAATCTTGGATTCTTTACAAATACCCCTACACCATCTCTATTAAATCCACCACCCGTAGTATTTCCTTCTATTGTTGTAATTCTACCTTGTGCATTTGGGTTAGGGTCTGCAACTATACCAATGTGATGCGGAATACCAGCTGCATTTGAATAAATAATAGCTGCACCATAAACTGGAGTGGATGACCATAATCCATTTCTAATTGCCCAAGATTTCCATTCCGCACAACTGGCAGAATTAGGTGATTTGGCTCCTGCTTGTTTAAACCAATAACTAACAGCTGCTGCACACCAAAATGCAGGACGATTAATACCCACTGCATTTAAATATGTAGTAACATATCCACCATAATTTGAAGTTGCAGGTGTTTCTAAAACTGGAATAGATGCTGCTATTTTTGCATATGCTACAATTCTTTTTCCAATATTATCATCTTTGGTAGACTGTTGTATATTATTCAAAATATCAACATCTACGCCAATGCTAACATTCATACCGGTAGAAATTTTATAAGTAGCTAATTCCTTTGCTTCGTATGAAGATTCTAATAATACAACCGCTTCATCATCTGATATTTCTTTTGTAGCTTGTTTTTGTTTAACCTCTACAATTGTTTCATCGGCTTTTTTCAAATCGTTTTCTGCACCTATTGTTTCATCATCGGTTAATTTAAAATCTGCATTATTAATTTCATATGGTGCAATTGATTGAGTTGAATTTAATTTACCCATTTCAACTTTATATCCGGTCCAACTTATAACACCAGGTCCAGGTGGTAATGGTGGTGGGTATTGTGAAATTGTATAACAACTACCTTGTATTGTAGTTAAATGCAATTGTGCTAAACTTATAAACAATTTTAGAAATTCATCTACATTTGTAATTGGAGGAGTAACCCCATTTGAAAATTTACCAGGATTAGTAACAACATTAGAAGTAACAGATAAATTAACTAATGTACCAGGTGCAGGAAATACCGGAATAGAAGTGTTTTGTAATTCGGAACCCGTCCAATATCCAACAACCGCATTTCCTAATAATGTAATGTATGAACTATAAAATGATGGATTAGAAGCTGCTAAAGAAGTTGCCGCTGCTGATTGTAAAAGTGCATTCATCAATTCTACATTACCTTTTTTAATTGGATTTTTTGTAGTATTATCAAATCCTCTCTTTATACACTCATCATATTTCTTACTAAAATAATTTGCCCATTCATCCGAAGATTTCCAATCGGCTTGTTTCATTTTAGTTCCTACTTCATCATAGAATTGTGACCACATTAGATAAGGTAATTATTTTTAGATAGAGTATCTTTCAATTGATTCTTTATATTATTAAATGGTGATTTATCAATAGGACCAGGAGCCGATGGACCAGATGGTGTTGCAATTGTCATAGCATCTATTGCATCGATTAATTGTCCCAATAAATCTACTAATTTGTTACCTAAGATAGCCTGTTGGTCTGCACCATCTTTACCATGAAATACTTTACCACCACTATTAACTGCTAATATAACATTTTTATTATTTTTAGCATTTATTTCAATATTACCATTTTGAGAAATAAGTGTATAACCCTTTTCAGTATCTATTGTAACAATATCATCAGTAAAGATACTAAATGTTTTTTTACTAAACAAAAATGTCTCTGCATTTTTTGATGAAATAATTATTCTACCTGTATTAACTACTATTTGATCTCCAATTAAATTATCCGAAGATGGGTAATTAGAATTTGCTTCTTTAATAACTTTTACATTCGTAGAATTAAAAAGTGTTTTATATTGACCTGATGTTATTTGTATTGAACTACCATCACCATTTACATCCTCACTTACTACATCATATATTTTCTTTTGTTGATTATTAGAACTTTCTCCATTACGAATTAATATTGCAGGATAAGATGTTCCATTTGTTTTATCATCATGTATATATCCACTAAAACGAATTGAATGTCCAAATCTACCTTGAATTATAGTATCACCCTCATTCATAGCTAATTGATGAATTTTCATATTTCTTTTAAAATATTTACCACCAAACCCATCCTTTATATTATCAGAAGTATTTGTACCTTTATCCGAATTAGCTATGCCCGTTTGTGAAGTTTCTTGATAATTGTTTAAATTACTATTACTACCACCATCAGTCTCCTTTGTAGTTTTCAATCCATATAAAACTAATGTTGTATCTGTATTAAAATTTGGAGAATTTTCTGGAGTTATTTTTTCGTAATAATCTCTACCCGATATATTATAAATTCTTACAGTCTCATTTTTTACGGGTATTTGTAAAAACTCTCTTCTTAAAGGATATGCAACCGATAATTTATCTTCATTTATTTCAACCGCTGCACCAGGCTTTCTATAATAAATAGCACCATAATATAATCCATCTTTGTCTATATAATCACTATCTTTAAATTCAGAATATGCTTTATCTAAATCTTGTATTGGATTTTTAATATCACTTATATTCAATACTACACTATGAACCAATGCAATGTCGTATTGCAATCCAGTTGTATTAGGTGCAAAATTTGCAGAAACTTGTTGTGATTGGAAAAAATTAGCCATTATTTACTACCCAATGTTTCTTTTAAGTTTTCAATTTCAAATTCTAAATCTTCAATCTTATCTTCTGTATTTTGTGTTATTTCTTTTGCGGTCGCATCCATTTCCTCTAATAGAGCTTTCTTATCATCTTCACTTAACCAACCTTCATCTCCAGCTTTTTTAGTGTTTGCTAATACTAACTTTTGTGCTATGTTTGCAATCTTAATAAGGTGGTCATCATTACTAATACTAGCTTCTATCAATTGAGTAATAATAGGACCAACGGTCACTACATCTCTTGTTGAAGTAACTAACTTTCTCATTTCTTCAATTAATGCTGAAATGTTTTTCTTTTTTGCTTGTTGGTTTTCGTAAATGTCTCCCAACAAATCACTAAATGTTTTTCCCTTAAATAAGGGAAAATTCATGTCTACGCTTGCCATAAATCTTTTTTATAAATATTGTGTAAATAAAAACTTACTTACTAATGATATAACTACCTAAAACTAAATAATCCATTTCACAATCGTAAAATGTTTTAATAGCAGTTTCAGGATCTAATACCATTGTTTGACCTCTTAAATTGAATGAGGTGTTAAGTAGAATAGGATATCCACTTAATTTTTTAAATTCCTTAAGTAAGAAATATATGTCTGTATTAAATTCTCTTTTTACTGTCTGAACTCTTGCTGTTCCATCGGCGTGAGTAATTGATGGTAAACCTGCAATAAAACCATCCTTAACTTTAAATACCTGATTCATATAAGGAACTTCTTGTCCCAACATTTCAAAGTAGTTATTAGCTTCATCTGCCGTTACCATAGGAGCAAATGGTCGGAAACCTTCTCTCTTTTTAATAACTCTATTAACTTTAGGTTTAATATCTGGAATAGTTGGATTTGCTAAAATAGAACGATGTCCCAATGCTCTTTGTCCAAATTCACTACTTCCTTTGAACCAACCTACAATTGCTCCTTTGTGAATTAACGCAGCAACCTGCTTATGTAGCGCCATAGGGTTTAGAGTGTGTTTAATCTTATCTTTAGGAACAAGTCTATGAAGTACATTAAGATAATCTGCATTGTGATAATGAGGACCTAAATAGGGATTATGGTTATCTACCTTTGAATGTGTAGGATTTGATTTGTAAAACTCATATAATGCACAACCAATAGCACTACCGGCATCAGATGGAGCAGGTGGTACATAAACATTCTTATAAGGAGTATTTAAGGTTATCTTACCATTTGCTAAACCATTATATGCACAACCACCACTTAAACATAAATTATCCATTGGGTAGTGTGAATGAAATTTATTCAACATTGCAAAGAATAATCTTTCGTAATGAGCTTGTAATGAAAATGCAATGTCCATATATTGTGGTTCAATTTCACTTTCAGGTGTTCTTGGTGCTTGATTGAATAACTCAGCCATTTTTTCGGTAAACATACCTCTTTCTGAATAATGGAATGAAAAATATTTCAAATCCAATTCTAATGTGTTTCCGTTTAGTTTTGCTAACTTTTCAAATTGTTCTCTATACACATCTTTAGGATTACCATAAGCTGCTAATCCCATAACTTTGTATTCACCACTATTAGGTTTGAATCCTAAGAATGCTGTAACGGATGCGTATAATAATCCTAATGAATGTGGAAAATAATTTCTTTCTAATTGTTGAATGTATTTACCTTTTAATCCCAACCCTAATACGGCTGTTTCGTTTTCACCAACTCCATCAACGGAGAATAAATGTGCATCGGTAAATGGTGATGTATAGAATGAATATGCTAAGTGAGAAAGATGATGTTCACAATATTTTATTTCACCTCTATACTTTAATGTATTTCTAATAATAGAATCAATATCATTATTACCTTTCCATGTCAATAACTTTTTAGTTAATCTCCATGTTTTAGGAAAATATTTGTGATATTGTTCTTTAAATCTTTCGTATTTCTTTTTAGGATCTTCGTACCAAACAATTTTATCTATTTGATTAATCTTAAGTTTATTTTGTTTTAGAATCCAATTAATCGAATTGATAGGAAATCTTTGGTCATGTTTAATACCGGTAAATCTTTCTTCCTCTTGTGCAGACAAGACCTTACCATCTACAATTAATGCAGCTGCTGAGTCGTGGTAAAAAGCTGATATACCTAGTATTCTCATTTAGTTATTACTCTCTTCCAAAAAGGGTCTTTTGATTCTTGTGTAATATCCCCCTCATCTAAAAATTGATAATACAATTTCATTTGAGTTTCTTTCATTTTAGAAACAACTTTAGTTATATAATGTGTTTTATAACCTGTCATTTCTCTCACCAATAAGTATAACGATTTTTTATTAAATGATTCTATATATTCTGCTCTTCTAAATAATTCTAAAACAGCATCTGCAATTTGAATATCTCTTTTTTTTGTAAATTCTCTATTAAGATTCAAATCCCAATATTGCAACATTCTTTCATTGAATGTTTTAAACTCATCATTATGATTTACTTGTTTAAAATCATTTTCTAAATCCCAACTTTCAGGCATTGTACTTAATTGTGATGTTGCTTTAAATCTTTTGTAATTTGCATTATTATTTAAAATAAGATAATTTCTAGCTGCAATTGTAAAATAACTAAATGCTTTACCCTTACCTTCTTCAAATTTATGTATTTTTTCTAAAAGAAATGAAATTACTTCAAATTTAATATCTTCTTTATCATCATCAAAGTATGTAAATCCCCATGTATTTAAAACATTCTCAGCTAACTTATAAAATGAATAGTGGATATGTTCTGCATATAATCTATTTCTTTCAATTTGATTATCTGATTTATTATATGCTATAATAGCAGCTTCCGTTTGCTCCGTAAAGTAACGGGTGTCTTTTTTCTTTCTACCCATTAGTTTCTTCTATTTCTTTTAAGTTTTTTTCAATAGTATCTTTCAAATCATTAAATATGGCACCAACTTCATCATCACTTTCAAATGCACCATTGGTATCTATTTCTTTCATTGCTACATACATTGCAATAAGTTTATCTAAATTATATTGTAGTTTTAAATCCTGAGCTTCTAATAATTCTTCCATTTTCTCCAATTTTTTTAGGAGATTCCAAATTATATAACCCAATGTAAGTAAAACTAATATTGTTAATATTACAAACATATTATACTACCTCCCATCCTTGTTCTAAGTAAGTTGATAGGTTCTTTTTCTTAACTGAACGTGTTTCTTCACCCTTTTTAAGAATAAATCTTTCATTTCTACCTAATTTAGCAAATGCAGTTAAACGTACAGTTTCAGTATATTGTCTATCTCTAATTGTTAAACCATTTAAGTGGTCAATTTCATGTTGAACACAAACTGATTCTAATAATCCTAAATCACTAAATAATTTATTAATATCTTCGTGATTTCTTTCTTCCGTACCAAATTCTAATACGTCAGGAAAATTATCTGCTTTTACCTTTACATTATAAGAACGAACTGTCTTAATAGGTTTTTTCATTGTTTTGGGTAAAGATAAACAACCTTCAAAATAAACCAATTTTTCTTGTCCTTCATCAACTATTTCTGGATTAACTAATACTAATGGAGTTTCTCTCACATTAATTACACAAATTCTTTTATTTAATCCAATTTGATTTGCACTCATACCTAAACCTTGTTGTTCGGTTACTGCGGTTAATAATGCAGCTGTTGCTAAATCTTGTTCTTCTTTAGTGAATGGTGTGTTAGGAATTGGTTGTTTTAATATTCCCTTGTCTGTTACTATTTTTATCATATGTAATGTTTAATACTCAAATATACATTTAATTAATTAAATTTCCAAATAATATTTAGAATAAATTCCAATTAATCATAACTTCTTTAACAAATTTTTCCCAATAGTAATAAGTCGGATGAGCAGTTTCAAAAAATACACCTTTTTTCATTTTTTCTTTTGCACTTTGAATATTAAGTAATGTTGGTTTATCTTTTAATTCATTTGGTGTTTTTTCTGTATCTTCAAAATGAAATGCAATATATTCGGAATCCCCTGCTTTATATTCATTATTTTTAAATATCCATTCATGAATACCACCATACTTAATTTCATCAGTTTCGTAAAACCAACAATTATTTAAATCTAACATTTTAAATAAATCATAAACATACGGATCTTTTTTAATATGGCCCAATGGTTCTTTTTTTGTTAATTTTTTATCTATGAAATATGATTTAAAATAAGTTTCTTCATTTGTTTTATCCAAATCAAACCAATTCATATCTGGAAATGAAAAGTTATCAAAGTCAAAAAATATTTTATAAGGTATATTATTTACTTTACAAAAATTTTGAAATAATAATAAATGAGTAAGTGCTTTTAATTCACACTCTTCAAATGAAAATAAATGTTCTGAATATGCTTTTGCAATTTTAAATAAATTACTATCTGAATATGAATCCTTTGATATATTTTGAACACCACCTAATAAGAAAAATCCAGATTTATCAGGTTGAAATAAATAATTGTTTATAACAGGATTATTATCAATATCTGTTATATTTTTTATTTTTAACATTTTATCTGAAAAATACATAGATTGTCTATAAAACTCAGAACAATTAAATATTATAGAAAAATTATTATTTCCACTATTAATTAATTTATTTGCAAGTGATATAACAGATAATACAGCAGTTTGAACGGAATTACCTGCTACCCCTAAATTATATACTTTATTTCCAAAATGTCTATGTATTACTTCAGGATAAGAACCAGTACCAGCATTATCGACATCTGCATCAGGACAATACCCTTCGTTAAACCTAGCTTTTTCAGGACGTCTAAATGATGTGTTTGAACCACCTACACATATTATATCTAGCATATCTATAATTTCTCAAAATAACCACCAATATCAAATTTTGCCTTCATATTAATTGAACCTGCCTCATTTGGTATAAATTTAGCTGGATCTACTAAACGAAAATCAACTGATACTCTTGTTTGGCTACTATCATTGTTTTTATTACCATGATATAAATTTGCACCACTAAATACTAATATTTCACCATAATTAACAGTATATGGTTTGTAATCACCCTTATCTTCTACACTCTCCATCCAAATTGTATTTTGTTCGTTGGTATTTACAAATGGCATCCAAAAATTAACCTCTGTCACTCCATGATTGTAAGTTCTATCTTTATGCCACTCACCCACTCCCAAATTACCTTCTGCTAATTGAACTCTAAATGTTGGTATAGCTTGATAAATAACTTCATCATAACCAAATCTTTCTTTAAGCTCTTTTACTAATTCTAAGTAAGTAGGTAAGAATTCGGTTTTATATTTTTCGTAATATCTTTTATGCCAAATCGTTGCTTGGTCTTTTTCTCTAACAAATAAATCATAATGTTCCAATGTGTGTAAATCTTCTAATGGAATGGTATCACCCTCCCATACTTCTAACATTTTTGAAACAATTTGTCTAAATGGATACTTTTGTGTATCGTAACTGATTTTGTAAGGTGTTTGTAAATACATAATTCTTAATATAAGTTATAATAATCTTTTAATCTTAAATCATTTTCTCTAATTTCTTGTATTTTAGGATCTGCATCTAAAATATTGTTTGTAACCGATAATTCACCATAAATAGTATATCCTACTAATTTATAATTTTGTTTTCTCCTATTTCTAGCTTTTACAAATAACCAATCATCTTGTCCCCATAATTTCATTTCTTCTGGTATTGGAGAATAGTTTTCTTTATGAACAAAGATTGCACAACCCCAACCACCATTTCTTCTTTCAATTGGTTCTAATCCAAACTCATGTCCGTAATGTTCAATATTATATTCCGTTTCATCTAAACCAATTAATCCATTTTGTTCAGTAACGTGAGGTTCTAATATATCTAATATTTTCCAATCCATCCAAATATCATCATTTAGAATTAGAAGTTTATCATATTTTGCCATGTTTACACCTTTATTCCAAGCTGCGGTTACATACGTGTTTTCTTTTTCGATTACATGATATATTTTAGGATGTATGATTTCATATCCCAACTCACCACCACTATTATCAATCAAAATAATTTGACCAACTAACGGATGTTCACATAATTCGTTTAATGTTTCACCCAATCTTTTTGCTTTCCACATTGTGGGTATTATAACTGAATACATATTTTATTATTTTTTAATTCCGTAAAAATATAAATCTGATGGATTTTGTCTACTACTAAATTTATAATCATTAAATATAGAATCAAAATCTATCTCACCTTTCATTATTTCTTCATTTAAGTTTCTATAATAATCTCCCACAAATGGTGCATCCTGTGGAGATGTTCTACGAGTCCCATGTTCAGGTCTACCATCTGTTGCACAAGTAAATAAAAATAATCCACCACTCTTTAAATGGTGAATAATGTTGTTTATTGTTTGAACCCAATATTCATCATGCTCAAAACACTCAGTAGATATAATAACATCATATCTTTCATCCGTTTTGTATTCATGTCCTCTACTAACTACATCTACATTTTTACCTTCACCTAAATCTATTCCAACATAAGTGTAATCTTCAAATAAATAACGATTATTACCATTTATATCCAAAGAACCAATATCCAATACTGAAACTCCTTTAAATTTATCTAGAAACTTTGATTGAACTGAAACGCAAAAATCCTTTTGCTCTTTATGTGCCATTTTAGTATGTTTTTGTTGTTGAATCGGTATTATCTAATTCTTTTAAATGATCCCTATATAATTTATTGTATTTGTGAATAGAATTACCATTTTGCATCCAATACTTAACTGCGGCTGGATTATTTATCCATAAGTTTTTATTTTCCCAATCAAAATCAGGTTCTTCGTAGTATGGTAGTGGTTTTTCTTCTATAACTTCATGTTCTCCTAAAATTGGTGAATTTTTTCCACTATCATAGATTTTTCGCTCTTCTATATCACCATATACCTCATTTAATTTAGTATTTATTGTATTTTCATCAATTTTACCATCACCATACACTTCGTATGTTTTTTCATCATATCCTTCAACAAAATCTTCCAATTCTTTTTGAAATACTGATTTTTTTTCCTCTTTTTTACCAATTAACCCATTAAATGCAATAATAAGTGCTACCGCAAGTGGGTCAAACACTATTACAATCAAAAATATGAAGAATTTTACTACTTTTTTCAATTCTACACCAAAAGCTTCGGCCACAAATCGAAATCCACCTACTTCTTTCTCTAAATCTAAGTTAGAAACCTTAATTTTGTTAATTTCTTCGTTATTTTTAACATTTTCATCTTGCAAATCACTAATTTTTTTGTTAATTTGTGCACTTTGCTTATCCTTGTTATCAATTGAACGTAAAAGTCGGTTATTTACCTTACCATTATCCAAAATTTTACCTTGTGTTGAGGATAAATTGGTTAATTGAGTGTTAAGTTGTGTAATTTGAGCTGAATTTTGCTGTATTTTTGTTGTATAAATCGCAATTTCTCTATCTACCTGTTGCAATTTAAGATTTTGTTGTTGAAATGCGTTAGAAAGATAACCAAATATACCAGCAGAAGTGATTATCATTAATAATCCTATTGCTAAAGTAAGATACCATTTGTTAAACCCCTTAAGGGTACTCCATTCTTGCTTCAAATATGTTGCAGACACTAATTTAGCGAACTCCAAAGAACCCGCCATAACCATTACGGATATAGATGCTCCACTAAATAGAACACCTAAACCCGTTACGGAAAAGAAAGCGGCACAACCAGCTATGATTATTGCCGAAATACCAACCAACCATTTAAGCCAGTTCATTATCCTTCTCTTTCTAAATCTACTAATTCATTTACTTTAGTTAATGAATATAAAATTTCATCAATCATTTTAATAGCATCCTGTGGAGTAATAGGCTTACTACCCTCAGTTGCTTGTCTTAAATAATTAACTCTAATTTCAATGTTGTTTAAATTGTCTCTTACTTGTTCTTTGTATCTCATATTATTTGTTTTTTATAATTATCTTTATTTTGTAAAAAATCCACAAATGCCTTTGCCCAATCTTTATGTGCCTGAAAACCTGGATGACCATCCGTTGTTACATCTACTCCAACTTCATCTGATATTTTTGTTTTTGT